AAGTGGAATAGTGAATACAATTAATTCAAACAGAATACTTGTAGACGTTAATGGGAATCAAACTAGTCCAACATACAAATCAAGCATTTTATACATTAACGTAGATGATTATCTAGATCCTATAACAGACAATATTACGAGGACATAAAATGCCAGCAGCTTGTAGAATTGGTGATTTAGACATTACACATTGCTCAACTCCAGCAAGAGCAGCAGGATCTCACAATGTATATGTTAATGGACTTCCTTGGAGTAGGCAAGGTGATACTAACACTCCCCACTTAATTCCTGATGATGATCCATGTTCTGTTCATACAGGATCGATTTCATCAGGCTCTTCAACAGTTATTGTAAACGGTAAAGGTGCTGGTAGAGTTGGTGATGCTATTGGTGGATGTACAGCAGTAGCAACTGGGTCACCAGATGTATTTGCTGGCGGTTGAGCTGTATAAATAATTAATCTTGAAATAATAACGTAACTTGCAGCTCTAAATAGTTATATGGCCATCCAAAGAAATACAAAAACATTTACAGACCTTAATCTACTATTTACTGCAAATCCTGTTACAGGGGATGTTACTAAAAGAGTAGATGAAGAAGCAATTAAGGCTTCTGTTAAAAATCTTATTCAAACTAAGAATTTCGAAAGACCATTTCATCCAGAAATAGGTTGTCAAGTTTATTCATTACTTTTTGAGAATTTTACTCCAGTAACTAGAGAAGTCCTCAAAAAAACCATTTATGACGTCATTGAAAAGTTCGAACCAAGAGTGTCTGTTGTAAGCGTAAAGATAAATGAAACAGCAGATAATAATGATTTGAATGTATACATAGAATTTTTAATTAATAATTCAGATAAACCTGTGACGCTAAAAACAACATTACAAAGAGTACGCTAATGGCAAATTTAAGAGTAGCAGAATTAGATTTTGATCAGATTAAAGCTAATCTAAAACAATTTTTACAAGCTCAATAAGAATTTACCGATTACGATTTTGAAGGATCAGGTCTTTCATCGTTATTGGACGTACTAGCTTACAATACTCATTACAATGCTTATCTAGCAAACATGCTGGTAAATGAGATGTTTTTGGATTCTGCAGTAAAAAGATCTTCTGCTGTATCATTAGCTAAACACTTAGGCTATACTCCTAGATCTACAAGAAGCTCTAGAGCTTTGTTAAATGTAATAGTAAACAATCCACCAGGACTACCTACATCTGTAACTATTCCAAGATACACACCTTTCAATGTTAGATTAAATGGTGTTCCATATACTTTTTATAATTTAACTGCAAGAGATATTGTTCCCAATCAAGACGTTTATCAATTAAATGGATTAGATGTTGTCGAAGGAACTCCTTTAGAAATTTCCTATGCTGTAATTAGTACAGGTCCTGGTGAAAAGTTTGAAATTCCATCTCCAGTTGTTGATACTACAACATTATTAGTTACCGTACAAAATTCAGCAACTGACACAACAAGTCAGAGTTATACATTAAGTACAGATATTACTTCATTGAATGGCACATCTGCAGTTTATTTTCTAGAAGAAAATCCTTTTGAGAAGTATCAAATATTTTTTGGCGATGGTATACTTGGTAAGAAATTAACAGTTGGAAATATTGTTACTATTAGATATCTTGCTTCAAGCGGTTCAGAAGCTAATACTTCTAATACAACCACTCAAAGTTTTACTACAACCAATATTGGTGGGTCAAACGATATATCTGTTTTTACGGCTACTAATCCTAGGGGTGGTGCTAGTAAAGAATCAATAGCTTCTATTAAATTTAATGCTCCCAGATCTAATTCAGCAAAAAATAGAGCAGTAACAGCAGTTGATTATCAAAACTTAATAACTACTTCTTTCTCAGAAGCAGAGTCTGTGATAGTATGGGGAGGGGAAGATAACGATCCTCCTGCATACGGTAAAGTTTTTATTTCGTTGAAACCTTATGAAGGTTATTTTATCTCGCAAGCAACAAAAGTCGACGTCATAAATTCAATTTTAAAAAATAAAAGGGTCCTTGGAATTGTTCCTGAAATAGTAGACCCAGTTTATTTTAATGTCAACCTAACAGTAGATATTGTTTATGATTCGGGAATAACGACTAAGACAGCTAGCCAAGTTAAGAGCTCTGTATCCTCTGCAATAATTAATTACTTTAAATCTGACTTGCAACAATTTAATAAATCTTTTAACAAAGCTTTTTTAAATAGAATTATTTTAAATTCTGATAATTCTATAGTTTCAGTTATTTTAAAGATAAAACTTCAGCGTCGTTTTCCAATTTATTTAAATCAAGAAAATTCATTCGTATCTGATTATTCCATTAAACTACAAAATGCTATAGTTCCTGGATCAGTTGTATCAAGTAGATTTTTTAAAATTTTAAATAACAATCAAGTACTATCTAAGTTTATTGATATTCCTGATACATCGCCACCCAATTATTCAGGTACAGGTACTCTCCAGATATTAAACACCGTAGATGAATCCGTACAAAATTCTAAAGCTGGTGTAGTAAATTATGCTACAGGTGAGATAATAATAAATGGTTTCATTCCAACCTCTTTACCAAACAATATCAGTGACTTTAGAGTAACTGCTGCTATTCAAGAGTCTGCACAGAATTTAAAAGTATACAGGAACCAAGTTTTAGTATTAGATGATAGTATTTTAAATGCTGCAGCTGGTAAAGATGCTGGTGTAACTATTACTGTAACTACAGCTTAATAAATGAATGATATTTTATTTTTAAGTAATTTAGATGGACTAGATTCATCTAATTCCATTACTTACTCTAGTCAGATTGATGGAGGTACATCTTTCACTGCAGAAGATGGAGGCTCATCTTTTGCTGACGTTTTTGTTGGGGCTGTGTCAGGTGAGACGTCTGAACAAAGAATAAAAAATAAAATATCTACTCTTGTAAGAAATCAATTTCCTGAATTCATAAGAACCGAATACGAACAGTTTTTATTTTTTGTTGAGACCTATTACAAATTCTTAGAGACTGATTCTGGTGCTCAAGAAATAATTCAAAATGCATTGTCTTATTCAGACATTGATAAAACGACTTCCTCTTTTGTATATTATTTTTTACAAAACTACGCTAAAGATTTTCCTCTATATTCTTTAGGGGATAAAAAATTTATAATTAAACACGTAAAAGACTTATATGAAGCTAAAGGTAGCTCGTTGTCTTTTAAACTTTTGTTTCAGCTACTATTTAAATCTAACGTTGATATAAACTATCCTTATGAAAATGTATTAAAAACTTCAGATGGAACATGGGATCAAAGATCATCAATAGGCGTAACAATAGTTAAAGGTAGTAGATTCGATATTAAAAATCGATTTTTGATCTACACTATTGATAATGACACATATGAAATACCTGTATTATCAACTAGACTACTTGCAACTGGATATGTTGAGATTTTTTTAGATCACAACAATCTTCCTTTAAGTTTTAATGTTAACGATTATGTTTATTCATACAATACTATTGGAGAAGAAATATTTAAAGCTAAGATACTTAGCACTCCTACAAGTTATGATATTATAAAACCAGGACAAAATTTTAAAGCTGGTCAAATCTTTAATATTTATTCTGGGGATAGCATTGGTAGTGTTATTAAAGTAACTAGTGTATCTCCAGCTGGTGGTATTGAAAAAATTAAATTTATCAACTTTGGATTTAATTATCCAGATGAGTTAAAAATTAATTTAGACAAAGATTCAACACTTACTAGTACAAAAAATGGAACTGCTTCAAGTACAAGAGGAACATCCGATAGTGTTTTCATTACACAAATTGGTCCCTATTCCAATGTTCAGCTCAAAGGCACTTTAACTCTTTCAACTACTTCGGATATTGTTTATGGATACAATGATACTGAATTTACTTCAAATTTAAAATCTGGTAGCTTTGTAACTATAGATTCAAATACTTACACTGTTCAGAATGTTGTTTCTAATACCAGATTTTATATTACTACTGTGGGTTCGTCGGATGCATCGAACGTTTTTGGTTTTGCTGTATCTGTTAATCCAACGACGACATATTTTGCTGAAGATTATCTAAGTGCTTTAGAAGATTATGGAAGATCTTTAAATACTACAATAACAAATTATGTTGGTGGTACATCTAGAGATTATAGGGAAGAACTAACTTCCACAAGTATACCTGATTCATTTGCTCAGTTTGTATTCTATAATGGAGCATTAGCTAACTATCGGTGCTTACACAACAAGCAAAGGTTTTATTTCTGAAGAAAATACAAGAGTCCAAAATGACTTATTGTATCAACCTTATGCATACCAATTAACTTCAGAAATTGATGTTAGTAAGTTTTACGATATTGTACTTAAATTAATTCATCCTGCTGGACAAAAGTTATTTAACAATAGAACTTTTACAAACAAACTTGACTTATCGGCTAATGTTGCATCGTTGAATGCAAAAGTTAGTTCGATTGATTTTGAATCGTTTAGTAAAGGTAAGCCTACTCATGAAAATTATAAGAGCTTATCTAAGACTTTTGGAGCTGTCGATGGTTTAGAATCTGTTACAGTATTTGATGATACAGCTAATACAAACATTATAAACTTCCAAACAACTATATCAGATAGTACAGATCCGAGTTCAAATATTTCAAGTATATCTGTTAAGCCATTATTCAATGATGGTACAGATACACAACCAGATTCTGATATTTCAAGTAAGACTCAGTTTATTAATGGGATAGGTACAGGAAAAGCGTATTATGTAATACC